TAATAAAATAGATCATGAAAAGAAAAAGACGAACTAAAGCTGAAATATTAGCAGCTGAAAGTCAAGGATTAGGAGATACAGTAGAAAAAGTTTTAGAAGTTACAGGAATAGCAAAGGTTGCTAAATGGATTCTCGGAGAAGATTGTAACTGCGATGCACGTAAAGCAAAGTTAAACGAGTTATTTCCTTACAGACAGCCTAAATGCTTAGAGCAACCCGAGTACGATTGGTTAAAGGAATGGTTTGACAAAAACACGAATGTAGTAAAGCCAAGTGAACAAAAAACAATAATGAACATTCACAGCAGAGTATTTGGAGTAAGAAACGAACCAACAAGTTGTGCCCCTTGCCTTCTTCATAGAATAGAACAATTAAAAACTGTATTTAATACTTACGAAGATGCCAATACCGAAGCCAAATAAAAGCGAATCTAAAAAAGACTTTGTACAACGATGTATGGAGGATAATGTAATGGTAAGTGAATACCAAAACACGGATCAAAGATTAGCAGTATGTTCAACAACCTATGAAGAAAACCTATCAAACAAAACAGTTGACAAAACAAATACTAAATAGCGACTACTACATATTATTCTACAATCCTCATAAACATAAAAGGCAGTTGAATACTATAAAGCTATTAATGAAAGCAGCAGAAGCACAATATGCAGTATTTATGGATAATGAGATAGAGGTAATGGAAGTACACCCCGTATCAAAACACGAATTTAAAGAATATTACTATAACCCTAATTAATTATGAGCGAACAATTAACGTATTTAATAAGCGATGGCACATATTTTAAAATAGGTAAATCAATAAACCCTGAAAAACGCTATAAACAAATAAAAACATCAAACGCTAAAGTTAGATTAATGTGTTATGGCAATGGCGTTACTGAAAAATATATGCATGATAGGTTTTATAGAAGTCGCGTAAATGGTGAATGGTTTAAACTAAATGATGAACAATTACGAAATGCAATAAGGCTAATAAAACACGGAGAAAACAAATCATTACTAAATTTTGATTCAACAGTTCAAAAAATGATTGAAGGAAGTTTAAAATCCGATAAATTATCTGAAAAGTATGTAATTGATTTTGGTAAATACAAAGGCACGCCTATTAAAGATATGACCAACGAAGAACAATTTAAGTATTGTAAATGGTTATATAATCAAATGCGCCAAGAAATGACACGAGGAGAAAAAAGCCGTTCAAGAAAATATAAAGCTTTTCATTGGGCAGTTCACAAAAACACAAAACAAAAAATATAAATTATGGCAAAAGTAGGAAGACCAAGAAACCTAAATAGTCCTGAACAACTATACGAACTATTTGAAAGATATAAAGCCGACGTAAAGGCGAACCCAAGAATAAAATATGTATATGGCGGTAAAGAATTCGAAGAGAGAGCAGAGCCTTTAGAAAGACCTCTAACAATGGAAGGTTTTGAAATATTTTGCTGGAATGAAGTAGGATGTGTTGAAGATTATTTTAAGAACCGAGATAAAAAATACGAAGAATATTCCCCTATCTGTTCACGTATACGCAAAGAAATACGCGAAGACCAAATCACAGGAGGTATGGTAGGACAGTACAATCCAAGTATTACACAGCGTTTAAACAACTTAAAAGAGCAAGTAGAACAAACAAACATTGAACAACCGTTATTTAAGTTAAATGATAATAACAACAGCGATTCGTAAAATAAACTCTTTAAAAAAACGAATCAAAATAATTCAGGGTGGAACATCTGCAGGAAAGACCTATGGAATATTACCCGTGTTAATTACAAAGGCTGCTACATATTCAGGAATGGAAATAAGCGTAGTAGCTGAATCAATACCACACTTAAGAAGAGGAGCGTTAAAAGACTTTCTAAAAATAATGAAAGAAACGGGACGCTACTTTGATGAACGCTTTAATAAAACCCTTTTGCGTTATGAATTTGCTAACGGCTCTTTTATCGAGTTTTTTTCGGCTGATGATAGTTCTAAGCTACGTGGTGCTCGTCGGGATATTCTCTATATTAATGAGTGCAATAATATCACTTTTGAATCCTATAACGAGTTGGCTATTCGGACGAAAAAAGAAGTCTTCTTAGACTTTAACCCTGCTAACGAATTTTGGGTGCATACGGAACTAAAAGACGAACCTGATTCCGAGTTTATAATTCTTACGTATAAAGATAACGAAGCACTTGACAAATCAATAGTTGAACAAATAGAAAAGAACCGTTTAAAAGCTGAAACAAGCGCATATTGGGCGAACTGGTGGCGTGTTTATGGATTAGGCGAAATAGGAATGTTAGAGGGCGTTATATTTAGTAACTGGAAACAAATAGATATCTTACCAAAAGACGCTAAGTTAATCGGTATTGGATTAGACTTTGGTTATACAAATGATCCGACCGCAATTATAGAAGTTTATAATTGGAATGGTAAAAGAATAGTCAACGAACTTGCTTACCAAACAGGAATGCTTAATTCAGATATTGCAAAGATACTACCAAAACACGTAGTAGTATATGCTGATAGTTCAGAGCCTAAATCAATAGACGAGATAAAAAGATACGGCATAACAATTAAAGGCGTAACAAAAGGAAAGGACTCCATAAACTTTGGTATTGATACAATGCAACAGCAAGAGTATTTAGTTACTTCTAACAGCGTTAATTTAATAAAAGAACTTCGGGCTTATACTTGGGATTCAGATAAAACAGGAAAGCGTTTAAACAAACCTATTGACAATTTTAACCATGCTATTGATGCTTTGAGGTATCATGAAATGGAAACCTTAGGAATAAACGCAACTTACGGACAGTATTTTATTAAATAATTTACACCAATGACAGACGACCTCCCGATAATGGTACACACTGTTGAGCAATTCATTCAGGATAAGACTGGAAAGAAAGTTAAAATAATATTTAATGACCCTATGAAAATACGAATGCACACAAAAATGCTAACACAAGCATACGATATTGCATTTGCTTACTACAATTCTAAAAATAAAAGTTAAAGAAATATGAAAGCAGAACTAAAAGTTCCTACTAAACTAAGTGAGATTCCATTAACAGCCTATCAGGAGTTTATTAAACTAATTGATAAGTCAAATGATAATGAGTTAATTGCACAAAGAACTATCCAAATATTTTGTGGTTTAGAAATGAAAGATGTTTTGCAGATACGTTGGGATTCTATTTTAGAACTCACAAATCACTTTGCGGAATTATTTAAACAAAAACCTGCTTTTCAAAATAGGTTTAAATTAGGTGAACACGAATTTGGGTTTATTCCAAACTTAGAAGAAATGAGTTTTGGAGAATACATTGATTTGGAGTCTAATATCGGAAGCGTAGAAAACTTTCACAAAGCAATGGCTGTAATGTACAGACCGATTACTCAAAAACGAAAAGACACTTACCAAATATTACCTTATACCGGTACTGATGAATTTGCAGAGGCTATGAGATACGCACCGCTTGATGTGGTTATGGGAGCTACGCTTTTTTTTTGGAGTTTAGGAAACGACTTAGTACAAGCTTCTCTTTCATATTTAGAGGAGGAGATGGAGAAGAATCAGAAATTGAACACGACTATTCAGAAAGGACTCAATTCTCTAAGCAATGGGGATGGTACAATTCAATCTATGCAATCGCTAAAGGCGACCTTACAAAGTTTGATGAGGTTACCCGAATGGGAGTTAGGAAGTGTCTCACGTGGCTCACATACGAACGACAAAAAAACGAAATTGAACACAGAGAATTTAACCGTAAATTAAATAAACATGGCTAACTATTTTACATTACTAAATACCTTGAGAACTCACTTTGAAAATGATGCGTTCATAAACACGGTAACAGAGGGAGATATATTCAAGGTTGATTTAGCTAAACAAACAATATTTCCTTTAACTCACATTATAGTTAACTCAAGTTCTATTGAAAATAATATCATTCGTTTTAACGTAAGTATTTTGTGTATGGATATTGTGGATATTTCTAAAAACACAGCTACCGATCAATTTATAGGAAACGATAATGAACAAGACGTACTGAATACTATGTTTTCTGTTCAGAATAGATTATACGATGTTTTAAGGCGTGGTGATTTGTACTCTGATAATTTTGTAACGGAGGGTAACGCAACATTAGAGCCATTTGCAGAAAGGTTTGAAAACTACTTAGCTGGTTGGACAATGACTTTAGATATTTTGATGTCTAACTCAATGACTATTTGCTAATGACAGAAGTATTACAAGCCTTAGAAAAATTTAGAGATGAGGTCGTAAAAGAGGCAAGAAGTCAACTTGCGGCTAAAGGAAAAAACTCGTCAGGTGCTTTATCTAAATCAATTCAAGGTGAAGTAAAACAGATGCCTAATTCAATAGGTATTTATTTCAGTATGTTGCCTTATGGTAACTTTCAAGATAAAGGGGTTAACGGAACGCAGATAAATCACGGAGCTCCTTATTCGTTTAAAAGCAAAGGTGGTGTAAAAGGTTTAAAAGGAATGCCTCCACCAAGCAAGTTAGATAGTTGGATGGTTCGAAAAGGAATAGCACCAAGAAACGCTGGTGGACAATTTACCTCAAGAAAGGGGTTACAGT